ACGTTGACATCGCAATATGTCCCATTGGCTATGCTCGTTGTGAGGTTAATGTCCGACAGGGTCAGGTTCGCTCCAGATCCGTAGCGCGGATTCAGCATGAAGTCGATGCATTGCCAGATCGGGTTTTGAAGGACGGCAGGAGATCCATCGGGGCTTCCGTCGCTGGTATACTTCTGAATCTTGACGCCATGCACAAAGAATTCGATATCACTGATCTCTGATTCCGCGTTGTGTGGCTGAATGAATGTGGCGTAAGCGGTTCGAGAGTATGCTGAGTTAGTCGTCGAATAGAAATCTAGGTTCTGTGTTCGGTTTAGCGTCGTCGGATCTGAATCATATTCCGACTGTGTCTCCGTATCGTTCACGCCAAGCTCGCCGGATCTCCAGTACCATCCGACTTTGACCATGCCTTGATCGTAATTCCCAGCCCCCCAATACTCAGGCGTCAATGGAAGGTCATCGGCGAACACGCGAGCCAAATCGTCAATCTCTCCCTCGCTGAGAGCGAATGTACGGCAGTGCATTTCATGACCCGGATAGTGTTGGATCATGCTTGTCTCGACCTCTGTTCCTGGAATCGAGCGCTTTCCGTACATCACCGGAACCGGTGTTTTCTGATTGCCTAGCGATGGCCCTTGAGGCGGCGTGCCTTTCCATTTCAAGTAATTGAACAGATACTCAGCACCAGCGCCGATAAAGTAGACATCGGCAAAATCTTGATATGTGTTCCATCTTGCTATCCAATCAGGCTCTCCAGCTTCGATTGCGTCTCGACCACGAAAGCCCATGAACTCGAAATGGCGCTCACGTTTGAGGCAGTCATAATACGACCTGGAGCAACTTTGGAATCCGACATTCGACGCAATGCCATACGTGATGTTGGTGTCAACCTCAAAAAGCGTCGCACTAAATATCGACGTAATTGTCAACCCGGTATTGTTGTCAACGTATAGCTCGTCGCCGATTTCGAATAGCGCAGAGATATCCTGAGCGACGGACACCTGATTCGTGCTGTTGCCTTGTTGGCTTGTAGCTGCCGTACTGGAATACCCGCAATTGATTCCATCGGCGAAAATCGCATTACACCAATCACTCATGCGTCGTCGCGGGTAAGCCGTGAGAGTCCCGGATGCCAGCCCTACAGCCGGTATCTCGAATGTGGTGTCATCGATCTTTATCGGTCGCTCCATGTTCCCGTGAAACAGTACGATGCTTAGATCGTCCCCCGCACTATTAAGGAACGCCATACTGGCATCGCGGTACGTCAGCAGAACCTTCAGTCGCCCGCGTGTGATGTAGTCCGTGGGTTCAATATATGAACGAAGCGTGTTGCTGACGTTCGACAAAGTCAGCGTCGTTTCTGGTACTCTTCCACGAAATTCTTCGACTATCGGAGACAACGCAACAGCCATCGCATTGTAGGTATTGCTATTGAATACCACTTCTTGAGATGAATAACGAAGCACCGTCGAGTTGGTTAGCGTGAGTTCGAACAGCAAGAGTGGTCGCTGGACTTGAGCGATCATCTCGTTTTCGAAACCGGTAGGTAGAGTCAGAGCCATTACGCTACCTCAATGAACTCCCACGTAAGGTGCCATCGGTTGTATGCAACCTGATCGATCTCAGGTTCTTTTGCGAATCTGACTGTCGCCTCGTTCTCGTATGAGATCCTGTAGACTGTGGCGTTTACGACTGCCGACATCGTTGTGTTCGTTGAGATATACCCCCCAGCCGTCGTGTTCACGTAGGCGTAGTGGTTGCCATCCCACATGATGTTGTCTGGAGCATATGTCCCTGCGCCGCTAGATTTGACTTTCAGGATGTCTCCTACCTTCCATAAGCTACGAGGGGTTGGCCCTGCCGGGACTGTCGTCTGATCGATGAAAGTCGATGCGAGGATGAATTTTTGGACCCCACTACTCAGATCCCAGTCCAGCTTGGTAAATGTCTCGTTTGTTAGGGCCGTCTCCCAGAACCCCATCATCTTTGCTAGATCTTGCTGTCCGACAGAGAACTTCTCTGTGAACAGTCTCAGGTTCGTCGATGACTTGACTCGTCGCAACTCGCTTCCGTCTTCGAAGCGAGTGATCAGGACTTTTGCTGGTTCACGCGCCACTGTGTAGACGTAGCTTGGAATGAAACTCCAGTCGGCCATGATCAGGATCTCCTGGCTCTGCCAAATCGAATCGCTGCGTTCAGTTCAGGGTGATGCTCGCGGAGAAAGCGGCCTACGTCCTTCCTGTCCCATGCCTGTATCTGGTAGAAGTAGACGTTTCCACCTGCCGGGGTGATTGAGTCGATCGGTATCCCTATATCTGGAGATTGCCCTGTTCTGCGTCCAGTAGGTCTACTGCGTTGTGCGGCTGGCTCATCATCTCTGTGGATTGTTCGATGTGCAGCACGTAGCAAGTAATCAGTTAGCTCAGGAGGTAGGATTGCTTCCCGTGGCCTAGCAAAGACCATGAGCTTGTCTTCGCCGGTATCGATGCCTGGAAGCAGACGACCGGTAGCGGCGGTGAATATCTTGCTCGTGCTGTTGATCGTCTTCCTGGTATTCGCAATCGTCTTGAATGTTTTGTTCGTGCTTGCTAGTACGCCACCCTTCGCGGCTGCTGTCGCTCCTACGATCGCTCCCTTGCTTGCTCCTGTTGCGATGCCGAATACCCCTGCACCAGGGAAGAACGACATGATCGTTCGCATGATGACCAGCTTGGCGATGATGGCAAGGATGTCTTTGATCGCCTGCTTCGCGAACCGCTTGAGTGCTTCCCCGCCTTCGAAGAACGCATCAGCTAGGGCATCGCCGAGATCGTAAGCGATGTCGATTAGGGTTCCACGGAGAGACGTGTTGACCGTATCCGTGAATTTGACGATCCTGTCACCGGCATCCTTTACCGTTTCCGACACTGCCTCTGTCCCGCCTGCGACCCATGCCTCAATAGCCGCGAATGAATCGAGCCACGGCTTGTTGGCGTCCTCTGCTGCTTGCGCCAAATCCGCGATTTGTGTTTTTGCAGCGCCAAGGTTTGCTACGACAAGCCTCAAGAACTTGGACCAATCGAATGTCTCTCCAGCGACCTCGTCTAGCCTTGGTATAGCCTCGCCGAGTGTTTCTATGAACAGCGACCGAAACTGATCCATCCCAGCGGCGAAATCAAACGGACTTATTTCTGCCGCGTGCGCTACAAACTCGTCGTATTTCTGCCTGATTGCATCGATAGCGTCGAGATTAATTTGCGGCGTGATGACGATATCTACGCCCGTCGTCTGCTTTATGTCGTCCAGAATTTGTTGGATCTTCTGTTTTGGCCCAGCGTCGTCGATCTCGAAATCTGGATCGATGCCAACAGGTATCGTCAATCCCAGATCTGCTAGAGCTTGCCTTGCCTCCGGACCCATTTCGTCAACGGCATCTTTCATTGCCGCCTTGAGTCCACGGAACGTATCTAGACCGATCGTCCCCTCGCGAAATAGTTTATCTACTGTCGCGTATACAGAACTGAACGCCTTTAGCGTCTCTGCCTGGGAGTCAGTGTCGAAGATCGTTGGCAGCTTTAGTCGTTCAAGCTCTTTGTTGATTTGATCGATGACAGTGTTTGAGATTTCTGGCTTGATGTTGACCGGTATTACCAGATCTTCTGGTAGATCGTCGCCGATCGCCTGCAAGAGCCTAGCGATGAATTTCCTGATGTCGGCTTCCCTGGCCTTCAATTCCGGTGCGGCGATGTCCCCACGTTCCATCTCGTAAACCGCTGCTTCGTATTCCTCTACTAGAACGCGTAGTTCGGCAATGGCTTCGTCTTTGCCTTTCAGCGGAGGGATCTGGAATGCCTTGAATGCTTCGTTGATGTTCCCGATCGTTCTGCGGACGGATTGCGGAATCGATGTGTAGACCTCGACTAAGCGAGCCATCTGTGGTTCCAGGGCCACGAGTTCGTCGTAGACCTCTTGGAATCCTTCTGGCATTGCTTGACCGCTTCTGGCGAGGCCGATCATGATTTCAGCGGCTCGTCGAGCGAATGGGCGCAACGTGTCGTTGACAAGGCTCTGGTCTGGAAGTGCCTTCGCGGCAGTCTTTACGTCCTGCATGCTGCCGACGAATTGAGCAGCCATGCTCGTCGTGGCCAAACCTGCGGACTTGAAGGCCGTTTCTATTAGCGATGTACCACGATCGATCGCTTGCGTAATAAGAGCGATACTCTCTGCCTGTTTCTTGGCAGATTCAGCGACTTCCTTTTCGACATCAGACCAAAATGATCCAAACTGACTGATGTCCTTCTTCTTTTTGATGTAGTTCTGGACTTCCTGACCAATAGCCCTGAGTCTTTGCTCTACCGCATCAGCATGCTCTATGTCGAAAATACGGATCGCGTCTTCTTTTGTTCGCACTCCTGTGCGGTCGAGAATCTTCTGGATCTGCTTGCTCGTCTGCTCTGCTGTCTGTTCGCTCAAGCGATTGATGTTGCCCATCACTTTCGTGACATGCCCAAACGCCGCATCGATCGCTGTCTGCAATGCTGGATCTGTAAATACTTCCTGAATGTCCGCTCGCATGTCATCGAGCGTTTGACGAAGCGCTGTCGGCACTCCGCCGCTCGCTCCGCTCTCGATGGCCCTATTGATCCTGTCGGCCATCTTGTCTGTCTCGTTGGCCGCGAGCGTTTGAAGCTGTTGGAATGCTCTTACGAATCCACCAAGATCGAGTTCGGGGTCGATATATACGTCACCGGCTTCTTCGATCCCGAGTTGCTTCAGTTTCTCGCGTACAGATATGACAGCTTCGTGAAGCTGTGCGCCGGACGATACAGCGGATATCTGTGCGTATACCTCGCCGTCGTCTGCATACTTCTGTAGTTTCTTCCTGATCTTTTCGATCTCTTCTTCGTTGTCCGCTCGCCCCGCGACTTCGAGACGTGTCTCCAATGCCACGACTTCAGGCAGCTTGTATTTCCCTGCTGCCCTAAGTTGTTCATCGACCTTATCGAGAGCACGGCCTAGCGTACCAACTTGCATGTAAAGACTTTCAAAAGCCTTTTGCGCATTGGTTGCTCTGTTCAGTAGTTTGTCGTAAAAACTCGTTGCGACTGCATCAAGGCCGAGCATCTCTCCGATCATGCGTCCTATCTGCCAGCCGATGAAGAATGCACCTAAGCCATAGACAGCCTTGCTTAGTTGCGTGACTGATACGCGCATCCATTGCATGTCGCGAGATGCAATCCCAAGCGTGCGATGAAGCCTCGCCCCAACAATCCAATTGAACGCAATGAACCGTCTGTTTACTAAGGCCATCCATTTCACGAGGCGAGGTATATAGATCGAGATTAACGCTTTCAGCGCTCTGTTAATGAGAATGAGTATCGCTAGTTTCGTAAGGTCGATCGCCCGCTGAATGCCAGTCCATACATCTGTCTGTTTCAGCATTCTCGACCATGCACGGACGATCTCAGTAGCTCCCTCAACCAGCTTTGTAAGTGCCGGGGCGATCGCTGTGAAGATGGTGATAGATGTTTCCTGGAGCGCAGATATTAACTCGCGCGTGCGCCCTGCTACGTTGTCCATTCGCTCCTGGGCAACGCGTGCGGCTTCGCCGAACGAATCACGGAGGACGCCCGTCATCCGATCGACTTCTTGCGCTCCTACATCAAACAACGCCAGCATCGCTGGGCCACCACGAAGACCGAATGCCTTCATGATGTCGTTGGCCGTGACGCCAGCAGCGTTGAATTGACGCAGGGCTTCGGCCATCCCAACAAACCGACCTTCTGCATCGAACAACTTGAGATTGAAATCTCCGATGCCCTTTTCGCCTTCTTCGATCTTTCCAAGCATGATCGAAAAAATTCTGCGGAGCGCAGTACCGGCGATGGTCGCTGTCAAGCCACGATTCGCCAGAACAGCAAGCAAAGCGTTGAGTTGATCGACATCGACGCCAAGCTGGTTGGCGATCGGAGCGACGAACTTGAACGCCTGCCCGAGTTCGCTGACCGTTGTCTTGCTGACGTTGGCGGTTTTTGCCAGGACATCCGTCGCATGCTCGAAGTCGCCAACGCTGATACCTAGAGACCGCATCAGATCGGAAGTAACCGATGCAGCCTCGCCCATGTCGAGCATGCCAGCGGCGGCTAGGTTTAGAACCTTCGGCATGACGCCGAGGACTTCACCGGCAGAGAACCCGGCCTTGGACAAGTTCTCCATCGCCTCAGCGGCTTGTGATGCCGTGAAGACTGTCGTCGCGCCTAATTCACGAGCCTGATCTGAGAGTTGCCTGAACTGCTTCTCTGTGGGCTGAACAATAGCCCGCACGCCGGACATTCGACGCTCGAACTCCGCGCCGACTTTGATCAAGTCCCTGATGGCGAATGCAAGAGCACCTAGACCGGCGACACCGGCTATCGATCCTGCCAGCCTCCCAAGACCACGCAAAACACCGCTGAGACGATTCAAATGCGGAGTCGCTTCGTCCTGGACAGCGATGCGGACCTTTAGTGCCCTGCCGCTCAACGCCATGATCTATCTCCTGCTATCTCTTTCGTCTCGTGTCTCTATCGCGCGCTGCCTTCTCTTCTTCGACTCCGATCCTGGCCACATTCAGATCCAACAAGTACCTGTCTAGCGTGTCTAGGTCTGGGAACCAATATGACGGAGGATGCCCGAACTTGGTCCCCATGACGTAGAGCGTTATGGCTTGTTCTCTCCATCTTGCTGCTCTGATAGCGCGTTCTCGATGGTCTTCTGGTCCTGCGGATTCAGAAAAGGGAGGGCGTTGCCAACTACCTCCGCTAGAAACTCCCCTGTCTTCGCAGCGAGAACGAAGATGTCTTCGAAATCGAACTCGTCGATATGGGTCTCTCCATTCTTCGGCTCGTCCTCCAGAGAGATTTTCGGATCGACTGAAAGCATCGAGATCGTCACTAAGCCAGCTTCCCATTGATCGTGCGTGTTAGAAAGATTGTTCAGCTTTCCGAATGTCGTTGCTGTGGGCTTCTTGACCGTAACCGTCCTCCCTGACGGCAACTCAATCACCCGAGTCTTTTCGCTAATCTTCCCCATCTCGCCTCCCTAGACGAAGTTCACATGAAGCGGCTCGTCGCCGATGATGTAGTTGATCGTCTTGTTTTGATTATTGAACTGACAGACCTTGCAGGTCGTCGCGTCGAATCCTGTGTACGCCTTCTTCTTTTCTTCGCTATCGAACCAATCACGAAGACGCTGATTCGTCAGATCCCCGACCTCTCCGTGCTCCGTATAGGATGTCGTGCAGCAGCGATAGATCTTCTGATTGCCAGCGATATACATGGTCATGAATTGGTATCCGCAGAAATGGTAATCCGGCGACTGCAACCGTAGATCTTCCATGCGGACGCCGAACAGATCGACGACCTTGAACGAGTCATCCTGGAGTTGCTTCTTGCCCCACTCGATGTCGAACTGAATGTTCGAGTAGATGTCGCGGTAGTAGTCGGCCCCCTCTTCGGAAAACATCGCAGCGACGCGAACGTACCTCGCCCCTGCTTCCTTAGCCTCCATCAGCCCGCGCCGAAGTCCACGGAAGTTCTCTCGTGTGACGACGTATCCGACACCGAACAGGCAGTCCGTGTTCTGAGTCTTGATCTCGTCAGATAGACGGCCAATGTTGTAGAGCGTCCGATGGTATGCGGTCGGCTTGATGCGACGGACTTCCGCATATTCTTCGGGTGATCCGGCATCGAGCGAAATCCTGATCCATTTGAACGATGGAAGAATCTCGCGCCAACCATCGCGCAGCAGGCTACCGTTCGTAACCAGAGCGCATTCCAGTCCGATGTCGAGCGCATGCTTGAAGATGTCAATGTGGTCGGGATGAACCGTAGGCTCCCCTCCACCGGTAAACTGGACCGCTCTGACTCCGCACGCCTTCATGTCGGACAGGATCTCGATGCACTTCTCTTTCGGGATCATCCTGTTGGGGTTGTGCGTCGGCTTGCCTTGCTTGTCCTCTCCTGCGAATTGCTCCGTCGTGAACCCACCGGACATACGGTAGGCACAGAAGTGGCAGTCGTGGTTGCACAGATCCGAGATGATGAAGTGAATCTGCTTGGGAACGGGTTGCCCGCCATGCTTGAGCGTGGCCATCGATTCAAGATGCCACGCGGCTTTCAGTGACGAATATGCAGCGTTACTCATGCGGCCCCCTGCATTGGAACGCGCATGCTGTAGACGATGCTGTCGTGCGCCGTGATGTGTTTGATGCCGCGCGATTGGAGAACCCTGAAGAACTTCCTGTCGCCATAATCGGCGACGTGATAGAAGTCATCTCCAGGAATGTTGCCTTCAGGAAACAGCCCAGCGTCAATTGCTGTCTGCCTGTGAAGCAGGCATGGGAAGTGCCGACCACCGCGCGTCGTGCATGCACGCCTACGAGATTTGACGTAGTTCAAGAAATCGTCGCGTCTGAATGAGAGCGGAGTATCTCCGAACGAACGCGCTTCGGCACCTGTTCCGTTGATCCGTGCTGGAAACGGACTCGCTCTTTCAAGTACCAGCGGCGACACTATTGTGCGCTCGTCGGAATGCTTTACAAGATTCTCTAGCCAGTATGGAGAGAAGATGGTGTCCATCTCCGTCAATAGCACGTAGCCAGGGTCGGATTCTGTGATCGCCTTGTTCCATGCCCGGTACATGCAGTGCAACTCCACTGGCCATGCAATCCCCTTCTTGAACATCGTCTCTTCGGTCATCGACGGGTTCCGGTTGATGACGAAGTTGTACTTGCGGTTTTCGAGATGCTTGACGAAGTCAGGCTCCGGATCGTTGGCCACAAGAAGAAACGCCACGTCCTTCCTCCAGAACATTGGCGTGTGCTGGCGGAACGAGTCGAAGAAGAAGTCCACGACTTCCGGATTGCCTGATACGATCGATGCGACTGTGATCATATCTGCGCAATCCTCACTTTCTTGGGCTTCTCCTGAGCAGCCTTGACCCCGGCTACAAACTTCGGAGCTTCCGGGTTGATCATGTATGTCTGGCCCTGCTTGACCGGTCTCGTGCTCCAGCTATACGGAGCGTTGTTCACGCGGAACGGTACACAGCCCCAGCGATCGATGGTGTATTTCTCGTTGGTGTTCCAGCCCTGGAAATTGTCGGAGTAGGCCGTCTGCGGATGCGATTGGTGGTAGGTCGTAATGCCGTCGAAGACGATCATGCAGCGCACGGCAAGAAACAGACGCGCCATGAAATCGTTATCCTCGAAGCCAATTCCAGCGAGGTATGCCTCGTCCCATCCGCCGATCGCCTCGACGTATTCCGTGAGTGTGGCGACGAACCAAGGAAGCGGCCAGAGTCGCCTTGAGGAACAGAAGTCTCCGGCGCTGTCCATGTCCACGACGCGAGCGCACAGGACAGCCTTTGTTAGATCGCAACGTCCGACTGCCTCCATTGCATGCGGCGGAATGATCACGTCGCTAGAGAGCACGCAGATCTTCTCGGCGTGGATCTCTTTGGCGATCGCGAAGCCCGCGTTGAACGCATAGGCCGGGTTGTTGTAGTTCTCGTCGATCGTGTAGGTATCCGGCCTGTCGTCTTTGGTGTTGATGCGATGCAAGATCGCTGGAAGGGACTCGATGATCTGCGGGACAGCCCCGTATTGAACCGTTGAACCATCGTCCACGATGATGATTGCCGTGTCCTTCAGATCATTCCGCGACAAACCATAGAGCGTGTTCATGAGCGTAAGCTCTGGCCTGTCGAACACGGTCATGATGATTGCCGTCTTCGCTTGCTTGGGCGCACCCATTCTTTGCCTCCCGAAAGTTGGATGTGGGGAGGGAGATGCTATCCCCCTCCCCAGTTGAGTCAGATCGAAGAGTCCGTGTTGATCACGCCGATCTGGAAGTTCTCCGTCGCGGCGCTGCTGTAGATCGCCTCGAACTCGTATGTCGCCGACAACCGCTCACGCCCCGTGTTGTGCGGTGTCGCCTGAGTGAGCTTGCACTTGTCCATGTTGTAAACCCACTCCAGAGTCCCGTTGTCCTCGATGCTCCAGCCCTGAGCGATGACCTGCACGTCGATGTTTGTCGCACCGTCGTACTTGTTGTAAGTCACCATGTCACTGACCAGAACCTCTACGCTTCCCGTGACGCGGGTCACGCCGCTGCGATCCGGCTCCGTCGCCAGACCGACCGAACCCAACAGGAACGTCTCGTCGATCGGGTTCTCGACGTTGATCGTCACCGATCGCGCGTACAGAGCACTACCGTCGAACTTGATGTTGACGTGAGACGGATAGACCGGACGAAGATCCGACCAGCTTGGCGTTGTGATCGAGAAGTTGGTCGGCGCGACCTGATCTTCCTTCGCCAGCCAGGACAGCGTCATCCTGCTCGACTGATCCGTTCCGAAGGAATGGCTCATCGCCGTGATCTTGCCGCCTGGATAGCGCCATGCCAGTGCGCCGTCACGCCTGAACTCCAGCGTCAGCCCGAGACCGATACGATCGGTCGTCGGAATGCCCTGCGAGTCCGGGAATGTGTGGTTGTAGAACGTGGTGTTGATCGGACCTGTGGTCTCTCCGCTTCCCAGAAGATGCTTGAACACTAGGTTCATGCCGTTGTAGTTCGCCAGGACTTCCACGTCACCGCGAACCAACTGAGACAGCGGGACGAGATCGATCGGAGCGAACGACCGCAAGGTCTCCACGCTCTCCGTCGAGATCTCTTTCTGTACCGTCTCCGACAACGCCTCGATGAATGCGCTTGAGCCTGTCGCATTCCCCCAGGTCGCTTCCTCACCGATTCCGAAATGTCTTGCGCCCATCTGTTACTCCTTCCTATCGCCCAAATCGCCGGAATCGACGCTGGGGAAGATCGCCTTCGTCATCGTCGTTACTGTCAGGCGTGGGCGAAGACTCCTGTTCAGCAACGGGTTCGCGTGTTGGTTCAGGCTCGTCGGCGTACTCCCACTTGCCTGTTGCCACCTTCTGCTTCGCTACCGATTCATCGAGTTCCACCACGGAGCCACGAGTAACGCGCCCAGCAACGGGAAGCGTAACTGCGGCGGATGGCCCGAGATATCGAACTTTTCTCATGCCGTTCCCCTGTTGTACGCGTACTCGCAACGCACCGTGACTGGCCTCCAATAGACCTGACCTTGCACGTCGCGATCGGTTAGAATTTCTCCCCACGAATCGACGGTGGCTACGATCGCCAGATCGAACAGATTGCTGCTTGTGCGCTCGATCGCATTTCTGATGTCGTCAAGTAGATCGTCCATCGCCTCCGGACCATCCATCGATCGAACCGCCGCGATCAGATTGAATGACTGCGTCGCAAGTCCCTGTCTGTTGCCGATGGTCTCGATTTCTGCCTCTCCGCTTCCGCCTTCCGTAATCGACACGCATGGAGCCTTCATCTCCCGGATCGGTTTGGGGTACTTCGTCACGTCAGCGAGCGTGTTCTTGAACCCGTTCGCGATAGTGATCTGCTGTAAGTCGGCAAGCAGGGCTTCACGCAGACTTCTGGTAATCACAGCAGGTTCCTCTAGTCTGAGGATCGAGTAGACGAGCGTCGCTATCCGGCTGGCGTGTTCGGCTACATCGTAAATTACTACGATTTCGTCTCCTACCGCCTCACGGATGTCGTAGTTCATCTGCACGGATCTGGCGACATTGAGCAGAATGTCGTATTTCGCCTCAAGATCCGAGTCGATCAGTTGCCTGATATCCCAGGTGATTTCCGAGTCCACAGGGACAAGCTGACGGATGTCGTAGACGAACTCCGCGCTCTGGGCGACCAACTCGCGGATGTCGTAGACAAGCTGAGAGATCTCTCCCACTGGGGTCAGCTTGACGGGAGTCACCGTGCCGTCGTAGGTCATCGCCCCGACTGGGGAGGCGGGGGCTAGTTTGGAGACCGTCCCGAGTGTCGTCAGTATCCCTGCCAGATCGCGGCTTATCGATCGAGAGATCGACCCAATGAGACTGACGGCACCCGAGACGGAGATTTGATTGCCGCTTACCAGCAGCCCCGTAAGATTTACGATTCCGGTGACGAGTCTCGATATTCTCCTGCGTATTATTCCCCCGGTAAACACGAACGCGCCCTGGCGGGAAATACGGGGGTGTTTGAGGATTTGCGAGGAAAACGCAGAGATACCGGAGAGAGTCCGCTGGAGACCGCGACGTATCGAGCCCGCCACCGAAAGCGCACCAGACACCGATGCGCGCGTCGTTTTCAACAAGCCGCCCGTCGCGGTTAGCAGCCCATTGACGCTTCTGGGTGATCTCTTTGTCGAGATACCCTCGAATGAAAGAATGCCGCCGACAGAGAATGTAATCCGTCTAGCGACGCTGCCAGCCATACTGAGCGTTCCCCTGATGGTCACTCCCGATCCATTAGAGAACGTCTTGGTGAACGTCAGTACGCCTGTGAGTGCCCTGTGCAGCGATAGTGTTCTGCTGATTGAACCCGTTGCTGAGAATGTACCGGATAGAGCCTTTCCGATGACAGTCGCCAGATCACCGGCAGCATCGAATGCCCCAGACAGGGGAATGCTTGTGGCCTTCGATAGCGAACCAGATTGCGACAGCGAACCTGCAAGCGATATGGCGATCGATCGAGTCACGGCACCAGCGGAGTTGAGCGTTCCCCTGACGGTGATCGCGTTGCCTGTCCCGACCTGACCAGCGAAGGTTATGGCCCCGGCGATCGACTTCGCTGTGCGCTTGGATGCCGATCCTGCAAACGTGAACGATCCGTAGACATCCTGTGGGGTGAGCCGTGTGGTCTTCTGCCCCTCGCCCAACCCGGTGAACGTCAGAGAGCCAGCGACGGACTTCGAAATCGACCTGGAGAGCACCCCCGCCAGGGTCAGACTCCCTGCCGCCGACTGGGCCAGCCCGGTCCCCACGTCGCCCGTGAAGGTTAGGAGACCGGCGAGGGGCCTGCTGATGAACCTGGAGATGGTCCCCGTGGCAGAGAACTCGCCAGCGAGTGTGGCCGAAACCCTCTTCGAGAGATCTCCTGTGAAGGACAGGATTCCTACGGGGGAAGCGGACAGCCCTGTTCCTACCTCCCCGGCGAAGGACAGGACGCCAGCGAGCGAACGGGACATGGCGCGAGCGATGGCACCCGTGGCAGAGAGCGCCCCGCTGAGAGCCTTGTGTGGACTCTTGGCCACGGCACCGGCAAATGACTGGACGCCAGTCCTGGACACTCTTGTGGACAGATAAGTCCTACCAGATGCGCTAAGTGTCCCACTTAGAGTGCGATAGGCCGTAACTTGCCGAGACAGACTCCCGGTCATGGTCAGAGCGCCAGCAATGCTCTGGATCTTTTCGATAACCCACGGTCGGCCTCCATAGAAGTCGATTTCGCCAACAATGGTCCTGGCGAACCTCCGGGCCACGCCCAGAACACCGGATGTGTCAAATGCGCCACTTACTGTGGCACCGACACGTTTTGTGGCGCTTCCGGCAGCAGTGAGGCTCCCCTGAACTATCCGGGTCGGTTTTTTGGACAGGCCACCGGAAGCGCCAAATGTTCCGGCCAGCGATCGAGCGATCCGACGAGACTCAGATCCAACGAATGTCAGCGTCCCATCTACCGGCTGCGGGTACTCTGTCCCCCCTCCCTCTTGCTTTTGTGGATCAACCGCCCCTGTCGGAGCAAATACCCCAGAGAGCGATCTGGCTATGGCCTTGGATGCTGCACCAGCGAACGTGCCAACTCCAGTTTTGGTCGTTGACATCTTGAACGCATAGGCACCAGACATCGTGAACGAACCAACAGCCTGCTGGACCTTCAGTAGCTTTGTCGTCAATGTCGATGTTGGAGTCTCGATCGCTCCCAACGCGAGATCGTCAACTACGCCGACATCGTCAATGTATCTAGCATTCCATCCTGCTGCGTACCTACCAGCATCGACTGAGTAATCTTGCCCACCAACATTCGTTGGATCTTGTGTGAACGTGACGGTCTCGACTGCCTCTGCGTTCCACGTCGCGTCATCCACGTAATCTGTTGGCTTGGAATTGAACATCCATGCCTTCATGTCCGTACTTGACCCGGTTGCCTTAACGCGCGCCCCGAAATACATGCCGTCAGTCAATGAATCATTGAACCATTGCTGTTCTATAAGCTGGCCGATGCCATCGGTATCGACGTATCTCCATTGAACAAGCCGGTGCGTCGTGGCGTTCGAATGAATCATGTATGACACGAGGTTCAAGTCGTTGACCCTGAACCCTACGCCCGTCCTGCCATTGCCTCCGCGCTGGACGATCTTACAGTAGCCCCATTGCTCGCTGGATGGTATTGGCTCATTGCGCATAAGCATGGCGCTGCCTTGGGTGTTGACCCAGGCATCTGGGTAAGTGGCATTGGTTACGCTCTGCTCCCCAATGTCGCCAATGCGCAACGTAAAGTCGTCAAGCGATGTGTCGC